AATAAATAACCATAAATTGGATCATTATTCTTATAATAGCCTACTACATTTTCTCCTATAAACACACACTTACAAGAAAATACATTATAATATTTGAGGACAGCCTCAGATATACCATATTGTTTCCAGTAATGCCTATCTACAAAAGTTAAAGACTGAGTTTTTACACCTATAGTCTTTTTTGCATCATACTTTAATTCTTTAATAGCCGTTACAAAACCATCATAGGGCTTTATAACAACATTTGTCTTATTATACATTAAGTCTAATTTGAAATCTTCATTTATTCTTACTAAAGAAGAATAAAAGTCACATCCAAATAAGGATTGAATAAACGTAAATACATCACCAGTGTCTCCATTTCCAAAATCTTTAAATCTTAGAGTACCCTTACGATCAGTAAAAATTGAGAAACTTGGCTTGTCATCTTGTCGGAGCGGACTATTCATTACAACTCCAGACTTAAAATCACATCCTAAATAATAGCTAAATAATTCATATTGGCTAACTTTATCTAAAATATGATCTTTTGTTAAAGACAGGGTTATTTTATACATGGATTCCATTTGTAAATAGAGAGGGGGGATCACAGTTTGGCACGGAGAATAGCCAAACTAAAGATACTTTTTCCGTTGAGCATGTGAATCCCCTATCTAAAAACTCATTTACCTAGAAAGGTAAATCAGAGTCTACAGGCTTCGTTGCTGCATTTGCAGTAGACGCTAGAGAAGCAGGGTTTTCTGCTTCATCTTTTTCCATTTTATCAAAACTAGTAATATTTAATCTAGTTTTCTCTACATCCATAGTTTCCATGAATGGTACATATTTAGGAACAGAAACATAATTATTATAACTGTAAACAGTTTTCATTCTTAATTTCTTACCTATATAGCTATTACCTAATAATGTAATAACTTGCTCACAGAATTTTTCAAAGCTATCAGCAGTAATTACACATCTATCTTCCTCTAGGAATTTAGTCATAATATGCTTAACTCTCTTCATTTGAGAAGTCATTTTCTTTTCCCAACCTTCTACTGCAGTATCTATAGGCCATTCTAGATGACTTAAGTTAGCTCCATCAAGAGAGAACGAGAATTTTAAGAAGCTATTTCCATTAGAAGCAGTTTCTACACTTACATTTGTCATTTCAGCATCTTCACTAATTCCTAGTGGGAAAATTTTGGTTGACGAACCTTCTGATTGAACGGTGTTGTTAATTTGGTACATTTTTTTGAATTTTAATTAATTAGACTTCGTTTTTATTCGTTATAATATTTGTGCATAGTTTCCTTTACACTTTGTAAATCATTTGGTATTTCATAATCCTTAAACATATCTACAGGAGACTTAGCTGTTGAAGTCCCATCTGTTTGTGTTTGAAAGAGAAATTTATTATTACCCTTACCATCTGCTTGTACATGTGTAAATAAAACTACACTTGACATAGACTCTAAAACAATCTTATCTAACTGTTTTCCAGCTGTCATTACTTTACGATATTGAGCACCCATATCATTATATCCCTCATCGGAATGAGCTAATACAAATACATCAACATCATCAGGTACTGTTTGGTTAATGACTGTAAATACATCATATATACCACCTGAAAGATTACTCCACTTCTCAAAACCTTTAATATGACGCTCACCCATAACTTTATCGGTCATTAATCTGTTAATCGTGTCTATCACAATAGTTTTAATATGCTTTGCTTTCTCTGGAACAACTTTTAAAGTATTTACAATATCTACTAAATTGGAAGCTTTTGCATAGTTTTTATTTTCTTTACTATAATTCTTCTTCCAACCTTTAAAAGGTAATGCTTTTTGGTCACAGTTTAACCAGAGAGTTGTTTTTGGATCAAGTGTTCTACCGCTTGTGGATTTTCCTGATCCAGACTTTCCACAAATAATTACTAAGTTTGCCATATTTTACTTTTTTTGGTTATTAAATTTTTCTAATTCGAATTCTAGATGAGCTATAGCCTTGGTTAAACAATCTACAGGGGTATCATGTTTATGATAAGCCCTAATTATATATGTAGTGGCAGTTGCGAGGTGGTAAGGAAGTTCAAAGTTATCACATACTTTACGAGCTTCATATCCATTTTTACCTTTATAATACTCAGGTACTCTCTTGTCTTTCTCTAAGTCATCCATAGTTGTTGTTGTACTATATTTCATCTTTAATTTTTAATTGGTAAGTTGGACTATCTGGTGCTTTATAGTCTACTACCCTGTTATACTTCAATTCATTTTTCATTTTGGCAATACAAGGTTGACCTTCTCTTACTTTAATGAAGTGCCAAAATAATGCTCCACTAGTAGGCCACGCTTTAGGTCCATATGTTTCCATACCTAACTGCTCAGGATTCATAGATACCATTACTAAATCAGAAAACATAAATACAGAGTCACCTCCAAATAAATCTTTCTTCTTAGGGAATTGTTGAGAAGGTTCTGTAATCCTATCAGCAGATTCTATCTCACGGTTTAATTGAGATAGAAATACAAAAGCTATTTTACATTGCTTCTTTAAAGAGTTTGCCATTATCATTAATTCTACTAATACCATTCTCTCCATCTCTCCTTGTCTACCACGCACAAGTATAGTATGATCTAGCATAACAACTACACCTCGATCTTTATTAAAATCTTCTTTAATAAATTTCTCAATAGTATTTCTAATCATCTCTACAGTACCCGGCATCTCTACATAGAAGATAGGAAGCTTATTAAATTCTTGCTGCACTCCAAGTACTTTATGGAATTCAGTATCATTTAAACTAAACCCTTCAATACCACTGTGTAATTGTCTAGTAGTTAAGTCTAACTTATTTGATAATTTTCTACTAACTAATTGACGCGCAAGCATCTCGAAGTTAAAAGATAGTACAGCAAAGTTTTCGTCAGGGTTAAGGTTAAATAACTCTGTCTCTAACTGATTTATAATAGCAGTCTTACCACTACCAGACATACCTGCTATAGTATGTATAGTATTCCATTCTATCCCATCCATACTCACATGGTTATACTTTGACCATGGTGTTCTTAATGATTTTATCAGTCCTTGACGTCTATTGTCAATATACTGCACAGCATCATAAGCTGCTTTTGATATACTTTTGTAGTGTAAACTTGGTTTATTCATAATTTTATATTAGGTCTTCTCCATATTTTGAGTCGCTAGTAAGTATAGTTGTACTCTCATCTAATAATCCTGCATAAGTATCCCAAGCATTTTTATTTAGATAGGTTGTCAACTGCATCATATAAGCCATATTACCACCTCTTTTTCTAGTTATTAGTTCTTTCTCTAAACATTCTATAACATGTTTATGCTTTAATAGATTTCCTTTAATATATCTATCATATTTTTCTTTGCATACTATTGTTTCTTTAGCTGTTAAACTATGAGGTCGTAATATTCTTAATGAGCTACCATTAGAAACTTTAATAGGATAAGTATTAAATAATTCAGTAAAATAAGACTCTTCAATCCCTAGTAATGCTCTAACTTTATTTCTTGCTATAGTTATACACGTTAAGGGATTTTCAGGATCACAGGATATAATATATCCTTGTTCAGTTAATCCTTGTAGCTCTTTCTTAGCAAAACCATATAATTTTACATAATTTACAAATAATTCCGTATTGGACTCAAAGAGTAAAACTAACATAACATATTGAGATGCAGTTAGTTTATTCTTAATAAGTCCTGGAATGTTGATTTCTATATTCATACACAGGCTTTAAAAGGTTAACAAATATAAGAAAATCATAGCTTATAAACTACTTTCTTCTTACTTTTCTTTTTACGTTTATACGTCGTAAGCGTATGTTTACCAATGACTTGAGTCGTTTTGATTAACACTTCTTGTTCAGCTTGAGAGCCATATACTCTCAAGGCTCGTTCATAAGAATCTTCTTGATATTCCATAATTAAAATATATATCTTATAGTGTTCCATGGTATAATACTGTCATGGAGCCCTATAAATTGGTTAATATAATTCTTCTTAAGACCAAGTTTATATCTATAGTTTTTACCACCATACTGTGAAGTTTTAGCTTCTTGTAAATGTGGCACCCATAAATGTTTCTCAGTCTCAGGATGATTCTCCATATTATTCATATGTTTAGATTCATTATGAGTTAGAAATATAACTTCTGCTAGAACGCAATCTTTATATTCTACATAATTATTAAGCATATTAAATAATTCAGTGTAATCTTCTTTCCAGTTTTTATATAATATAACCGGACTAAAGTTTACATGTACATCGTACCCAGCCTCTATAAATATATTAATAGCTTTTATTCTATCAATAATTTTAGAAGTATAAGGTTCGTGTAAGTCAGACATACGCTGTGGCATTAAACTAAATCTAATCCGTATTTTATTTTTTGGATTAAATTTTAATAGTTTATTGTTTACATACTTAGTAGCAAAGCTACCCATAGCCATAGGATGATCTCTAAAGAACTCAAATATCCTTTCCCAGTTATGATGCTTAGCGTGAAGAGCGAAGTCTTCGTTGCAGCTTATATCATAGCTAGTAAAAGTAGGATGAGTTTGGTTAGGTTTATCTACAGGTGTAAAGAATGCATGATTATTAACAGCAGTTAGTATATCATTTTCATTTACAGCAATAGATAATCCCTTAGGTAGATGTCTCTTCATATAACAATAAGAACAGTCATACAAACAACCATAACCAAAGCTTGGTGTAATGAAATCTGTAGATCTCCCGGATGGTCTTATAAGCATAGACTTCCGTGTAACTTTCTTTATCATAAAGGATATATTCCTAAATCCATCATATCTTTATAATCAAATTTATCAGTTAAAGCAGTTTCAATACTTATGAGGTCTTTACTCCAACTATAAACATTACCATTATATACTAAACAATAACTTGGTAAAGCTGTAATTCTACCTACGAAATCTACACCTTTCTTAGTTAAAGTCCAGGTACCTATATCTTCACCATCAAAAATTAATCCCCATTTCTCTGCATATGCATAGTCCATGGTTGTTGCTCTAAGTTTTAGCTTCGCAAATTCATTTTGTACATGTATATATTTACCATTAACTGCACCAAGCTTATGCATGATGATTAATGATCTGGCTATACCTGAATTTAACTTACGTTTATATGCTTTTACAAACTTATCACAGCATGGACATACAGTACCGGTCTTAAAATTATCTCTTAAATGTTGTTTTCCTTCGGCTATAGTCTTCATGATTCATCTCTATCTGCATCCAACTGAGCCTCTGCTTTATTTTCTTTACCTGCCTCATCATATTCAAAATCTGTTTCAGGAACATCAAAAGATTCTTTGCAGTTTGAGCAGGTGTACATATGTTCTTCTGTTCTAAATGTTAATTCTGTATACTCATCCCCACAGCAAGGGCTTACTAAATTTGGCATAATTTTAATTTTAATGTTAATAAAAAGAATATAGTTCTCGTGGTATGAAAAACCACTAACTTACCACGAGACTAACATCTCGGACCCTATAGCGCACAATTTATCTGGGTCCCCGCTCTGCTAATCTAGTAGCAAATATTTTCTTTTAAAAAAGGAGAGAAGTGAGAAAACCAGTCTAAGTTATATTCTCATTATACATGTCTGGACAACTCCTCTCCTATTCTTAAAACCTCAACACTATGACCTATCTGAGAAGATGCAACCCACTTCTCTTCTTGACTACCTTCAATATATAGATGAAAGATTAGCGCCTGCTTACCTTCCTCCCATCTAACGACTCTTCCGACCCGTTGAATTAAGTCTTTAACTTTACTGGTTCCACTGGCTATAATAGCCATTGAAATATCTGGGACGTTAACGCCCTCATTCAAAGCTTTTGCAGTTGATATTCTTGTTACTTTTGTTCTGTTATCTATAAGCTTGTCTAAGTTAGCTGTTCTAGCTTTCTTACCAATCTTACTGTGAAAACTTACACAAGAGTCACCCAATAGTTCTGTAACTTTGTCAGCAAAGTCAATAGTCTGAGAAAATATAATTGTCTTCTTCTCAGGATATAGATCACATAGATACTTAACAGCATCTAATTTTGTTGAAGCGTTGTAGAGTAACTTCTTACGATTACTCATAGCAGCATTACATTGGTAAGGATAGGTTTTGTTATCAATATCTATAACTTCCCCCTTCCTAGCCAAATGCTGTTCATATATAGTTGGCTTCATACATGCATACATTATTTTTAGATTCTTATCAAAGATAGGAAATAGTCTTGCAAAATTGTTATTAGCATTTCTATAAGCTATCTTTTCTTCTCCTCTTAAATCTAATGGTACATTATATATTGTAAACTTACTTATTAATCCTAATCTACTAGCCTCTGTTGTGCTAACCCTATCACATATAGGCGCAACAGCATTTAGTAAATTCAATTTAACTGGATCTATATAAGCAGAGAGTCCCAATATCTTAGAGTATGTATTATTAGCAAAGAAATTAAAGAATTCTGGAGCAATATAATTGTGTATCTCATCTGCAATGACTAAATCGTATTTTTGACCATACCATTTATATGCGGTTTGTATACATACACACTTGACACACGTATCAAATATATCTTTTTCTCCCCATTTAGTGAATTCATCACTCCAACTTCTGTCCCTAATAGTTTGGGTAGGTGTTAGGATTAATATTTGGCAATCCATATTTAACCTCTTCGCTACAATAGCAGCGGCCAATACACCACACCGCGTTTTACCTACGCCGGTAGCATACTGCAATGTTCCTCTCCCTGCTACAGGATAGGCCCACCATTTGTTCAACCCTTTACGCTGAATCTGGTCTTTTATAGTACTTGCTTTCATATTAATATTTATTTATTTACACCATTCTTTACTTATTGTATAATCTACTCCCATAGGAAAGTCCGGCATGATTTTAGAGCCAGCTTGACGCATTAATTCACTTTGAATCTCTGCCCATTCTTCTGCTTTATCATCTGGTACTTCTACACCTATTTCATCATGTACTTGTGTTACTAAATATGCTGGATAGTCTAATGTTTTAATCTTATTTCTAATCATAATCATTGCTAATTTAATCATATCTGCACCAGTACCCTGAATTGGAGTATTTTTACTCATACGCTCAATAGCACCAAGTTCCTTAAAATCTCTTTTAGGACTCATGCCACTTCGCCAGTTCTCAAACCATCTAATCCTTCTATAAGGACTAAATGTTCTAATAAATCCATGATACTTACCATAATTACCCAGATTACTCAAGAATCCTCCAATTTTAGGGAATTCACTGAAATACTGTTCAATTAATGCTTCAGCATCATCGACTGATATATCTAGAGTATCTGCTAGTTTAAATTTACTCATACCATAAGCTAGACCAAAGTTAATAGTCTTAATCATAGTTCTAAGTTTCTTTTTACCATCAGCATCAGCTTCACGCCACTCCTCTTTAAATACCATATCAGCACATATACTATGAAGATCTGCTTCTTCTTCTCGTGCTTTCATCCATACAGGATCCTTAGACCCTGAAGCTATAATACCTAATTCTTGTCCCGAATAATCTACAGATACTAATTTATAACCTTCCCTTGCGTGGAAACAATTTCTAAATTTATTATCTGCGGGTATATTCTGCATATTAGGCTTCTTATCTTCCTTGTTACCGCTTGATACACGTCCAGTATTTAATATTTGCCAAAAACTTGTTCTTACTTTACCATCTTTCATCACATATTTGAGGAAAGACTTACCATAAGTTGATACAACCTTCTGAACTGCTTTATAATTTAAATATTTACTTATTAGTGCTTTATTTTTGTGTTTATACAACTCAAATGCATTAACTTTGTCAATTTCTAAACCATATTCTCTAAATACTCTTAATACTTGTGTTGGACTAGACCACTTAATGTCAATCTTTCTTATTTCTGTGGGTTCAATGAATAGATCAGTCTGAAATGATTTCTTAATAAACTGGTTAAGTTCAAGAGTATAAATCATTTTATCTAACTCAGCCTCCATAACTATTACTTCTTCTTCAGACCCATCAGCTATTGCTAGCCATGCCTCTGAGTTAAAGCATAACCCATTGAATTCAATATCAGCAAAAGCAAGAGAAACTTCATTTTCTAGATTTAATACCTCTTCTAGTTCATGCTCTTTAATTTTAGCTAATTGCTGTTCTCTAATATCAATAAGATGTTCAACATCTTCTGCACCATATAGTATTTGTTCAGTACTATAAGGTCTACCATCAAGTCCTACAAATTTACTTCTAACATCCTTATTTAAATAGGTTTCTAAATATCTCTGTGTCAACACATTAAGAGAATAACCTACTTTACTACGACCACAGTTGAGTACACCCTCAGCCAGCATAGTGTCATATGGATTTTTAATGTCCATATTCCACCAGCGTTTGAGAAACTTATAATCAAATTTAATATTATGAAAGATCTTCACAATATTTGGGTTTTCAAGTATAGGTATTAAAGGAGTTATATCTATAAATCTAGTGTCAATAACATACTGAATCTCCTTGGTACCAATCTGAAACATTACAACTTTCTTTGTTAAAAAGCTTTTACCTTCTGTTTCAGTATCAACGCCAAGCACATCCTGCTTAGAAAGATAATCTATAGCTTCATCCATTGAAACACATTCAAACATCGGTTCGATGTCTTTATGCGCACAGATTAACTTTATCATATCTTATTATTTAATTATTATTATTATATATATCTTCAATATCTAAATCCATAAGATGATCAGGTATTACACTGGTTTCCATCACACCTATTACAGATTTAAGGTAATTGACCTCATATTCACTGTTTTGGAACACAACCATTAGTTCCGGTCCAGCAAATTTAACTACTTGTTTCATACTCTCGAGGTCATCATTAGTTAGAGTAGAAATCCATTTCATATGTCCCATTATTCATTACACATGATTAACTTCCATACTAGTATGAGCATAGCGATGCTCAATACTATAACAACAACTTTTGCCATAACATTATTCTATTTTAAATTAAAAACTATGCCTGTAGAATCTGTTATTTAAACTATTTCACACGAACCACCTGCACACGCAATTTCTTGACTACGCGTAGTATTGTCATTAGTTTCTTTAACTAATTTCAAATTAATGGTCGTTAATGTTTTCATCATGTTGTAATATTTGCTCTTTGAAATGTTTTCGAAGGGAGCCTGCTCATAAGAACCTCCATTATATGGTAATATACTTAAGCCATTAAATGTATCCTTATTCTTCCACATCCAATCACCAACATCCTTCCATTCATCGTCTTGAATAGATACAGTTGCTGATACATTGTTTGTGTTATCACCACTTAGGTGACCTTTTCTTACCCATTCTAAATTAAATAGTTTAATTCGTTCGAGTAAACTAAGGGCAGTCTCTTCATTTCGTAAATGGAATTGGCAGGAGCTTTTTGAGGGATCTCAATAACAGCTGAATTGGGTATTAGTTTCATATCTTCAACCAACTCAGGATGAGCTTTGGCCAAATACTTATATAATTCCTCATCCTTAGTGCATTGCATACGTCTGATGTAATAGTCGTTATGCCATGCATGTATACCTGAAGATGTCCCTAACACACAGCTCGTAGTTCCGGAAGGTTTAATAGTCGTTACCCTCGCTGCTTTATTGATACCTAAGCGTTCTGCATAATATTCATTGGCATCCATTGCAACTTTCGCTGCCTGGTTCAAATCATACTTCAAAACTGTACCACTTCCAATACCTGTCATCCCAACACCAATTAAGGCGTCTTTTTCAGTTGTTGTTCTCCATATAGATCTCAGATAATGAAAATCCGTAAAAGATGCTTGCAATGTCCCTAGTAGCGTAGCATATTTTACTCTTTCTTCTAAATCTGTTTGCGATTCTATATTTGAAACATTAACCTCCGTGAGATTACAGAACTGGTATGGCCTTAACGCAATTTCGCAACAAGGATTTG